GTCGCCTCGACCGCCGCACGCTCTGCCTGCTGCAACGCCGCACGCATCGACTCCACCTGCGACTTGAGCACGTCACTGGCGGATGCCTCGCTCATCGTCGCGCTGAACGCACGGCCTGCGGAACGGCCCGCCTGCGACGCGGCCGCGTTCGTGCCCGCCATGAGCAGCTTCGCGAAGCCGCTCATGTTCGGCATCACATCAACCCATGCCGCCCTACCTGCCATGGTCACTCTCCAAACATGTGTCGTGCGAGCGCGTCGAGCATGTCGCCATGCGCGGTGGTTCGGTTCGTTTCACTGGTTTCGCGTCCCCGGCGTTGTTCATCGGGGTTGGGCAGGTAGGTGACGTCGTCGGCGTCCATGGCGTTCTCTTGGTCGCTGAACGCGTTGTGCAATTGCACGATCTGCTCGCGCAGGCGCCCCTCGACGTTCCAGGCGAGCCATTCGGAGTCGCGCCACTGCGTCAGCCCCTGGATGAGGACGCGCAGGCCGCGCAGGCTCAGCCGTCCACGCCAGAATTCGTCTATGGGGTCACGTGGCGCGTATTCGCGGCATAGTGCGGCCTCAAGTTCCTCGGGGTGTCCGCCGTTGTCGAGCAGGCTCAGCGCGCCGTAGGGTTTCCCTCGGCGTCGACCGCTTCCATGGTCGGCAGGTCGTTCTCCTGCGTGAGTTGCATGAGCATGATGACCGCCGTGTCCTGGCCGCCCGCCTTGGTGAATTCGGCGTACTGTTCATCTCCGAGCATGGCTTTGACAAGGTCGGAGTTGGTCGCATCGGGTTTGGTTTGCACGCGCGCGATGCGGCGCGACTCCTCGTTGGACTGGTACAGGGGGTGCTTGTACCGGAAGACATGGGCCTTCGCGCCTTCCCCGACGGTGAATTCGACGAATTCGTGCACCTCGGGATGGGATTCCTTGTACTTGTTGATGATCTGCTGCATCGAAATGGCGGCCATGGTGGTCCTTTGCTAATTGTTGTATCGGGGGAATGGGTGGCGGCCCGCTCGGAGCCGCCATGGGTGTCGGATGGACTACGGTCAGGCTCCTACGGCCGGTGAGCTTTCCATGTGGTAGGAGTCGCCGGAGTGGTTCGGGTCCTTGAAGCAGGAGAACGTCGGGTTTTCGGTTTCCGAGTCGTTTCGGTTCAGTGTGCGGTCGCCGAAGTCGGTGATCTTGGCACGGTAAGCGGCTTCGACCCGGTAAACCGCCTGAGGTCCGACGCCATCCTGCGTGATGAGCAGGAGACGGTAGTACGGGCTTTCCTGCGCGCCCTTTTCACTGACGGACCACTTGGCTCCGTTCTGCGAGGGCCACGACGAAACGGGAAGTCCGGCCATGAGGCTTTTCACCCAGGCGCTCATCTCGCCGAATTCGACCGCGAGCGTGCGTCCGGAACTCGACAGGTCGGAGCGCACGGGGTCAAGGTCCTGCAGCATGGTCGTGTTGTCGGACTTACTGTCCTTCTTCACCGTGAACCCCTTCGTGGACACGTATCCCATGTTCCTGTACCCTTCGGGCAGCTTGATGGGAAGACCCGTTTTCGCGTCGAAGAACGTGTCGGGCATCGCCGTGGAATAGTCGGCTACGGCGAGGATGGCGGTGCCATGCTTGCGAACGTAAGTGGAATTGTCGGCCAGCTGATCGGCGACCGACGCATAGGTTTGTTCTGCCATATTTTCTCCTTGATTGTTGTCAGTTCGCCGTCAGTGGTCTGACGGTGATGGAATAGGTGGCGACGTACCGGAGCACGTCCGGGTCGCCGTAGTCGACGGCGGCGAAGGAACCGCCCGTCACGTCATCCGCATACCCGTAGGCGTTGCCGTTGCCGGCCAGCCTGCACATGGCCATGTCGACCGACTGGGAAAGCCGGTCCATAACCCCTTGTGATGGTGCGAACAGGTCGATATCGATGGACGCTGAACGCTCATAGCCTTGGACATAGCCGCTGGGCGCCCCACCGACCTTGACCACCGGCATGATGGACTTCAGGTCGTTGGGCGTGCGCGTCCACACGTCCATGGATAGCTGGTCAATGAGCCAATGCCGCACCAGTTGCACATGGATGGGGAATGGATGGTCGTATCGGATCATGTCAATCACCCAGTTGCGCTATAGCGCGTCCGAGGATCATGGTTTTGGCTTTCTGCGCGGTTCCATGCTCCTGCGCTTCGGCGTCCTCCGAGTCGGCTATCACACGCGCGTACGGGCGTTTCAATCCCTGACGGGCCTTGGTGCCGGGTCGCGTGCCCGCTTCGATATGCAGACTGTCGCCGAATTGGGTGGCATGCTCCTGGTAGGCGATGCGCTGCGCGATGGGCAGCAGACGCTGCGCTTCGGCGAGGAGTGCACGCCGCACGGAATCGGATTGCGCCGCCTGCTGGATGATCAAATCGTCCGGGACGTAAGGGATGGGCATCAGCCGCCTCCTCTCATGAGGTAGATCTCGGAATGTTCGAGCATCCGGTCGCCAACGAAGAGTTCGCCGATCGCGCCGCTGATTTTGAGGGTCAGCCCGCGCCATGTGACGACGCTGTCGGGCGTGACCCCGAGGTCGGTCAGGTGTGTGCCGTCGGGAGAGTTCAAGCGCCATCGTTCCTGCGTTACCTGGCCGAGGTACGTGTCGTTTCCCATTGCGACGATCGGCTGCACGTTGCACCCGTTGACCGTGATGGTTTTCATGGAGGCGACCGGTTCCCCGTCCTCGTCCATGACGGGCTTGCCGGGAATGGTGAAGGTGACCGTGTCGCTGTGCAGCATGTCGCTCACCATGTGCCCGCCAAACGGTAGCGCTGCACGCAGGCGGACCATTGCGCCGAATATCCGACCTGCAGTTGGGTGTTGAACGAGCGTGATTCCGTGCCCGTGGTCATCGCCGTGTAGGCGTTGCCTGCGAGCATCGGGTACATGGCTGTCGCCTGGTCCATGACCGCCTCCTGCACGTCCTGCGGGATATCCGCATAGCCATGCGTGTACTTGACGGTCACCGACCGCCACAGGTCCGGCATGGTCATGTCAAGACGCAGCATGCCTGACGTGGACCACTCGAAGTCGCCGGAACCGTAATCGGTTCCCGCGATGTTCAGAGAGTCGACGGATACGATGGGCGCGCACGGCAGCAGAAGGACCCTGGAACCATGCGCGTCGAGCGTGAGGGAATCAGTGGCGAGGCTTACCGGGTTCCGGGTCTGACCCCTGAACCGTGCGCTTGCCAGATCGAGGGCGAGCAGCATCCGCTCGTCGCTTGGCTCCACGCCGAGTTTGGCCGCCATCAGGGTCGTGTCCGCCAACGGCGTCATGTCCTCGTAATGCTGCGGTTCGGTTGTCATCCTCGACCTCGATTCCCAACCGGACGGCGTCCTCCCTGCGATAGCGGACGCCGTCCACGACGATCATGCGGGTCATCACTTACCCTGCGGGGTCTTGAAGTTGCACACGACGATCTCGGCCGGCTTATAGATGACCTGGGCGGAACGCTGCTCGGCACGCACATACACGAGGTTGCGGCGCGCGTAGTCGGCGTGCTGGTTGAACGCCTCGATGGACAGCGGTTCGCGCTGCAGCAGCTGGATGGTCTGCATGTTGCCGACCAACGCCGTACCCTCGGCGAGCGCCTGGGAGACGACGTAGGGGTGTCCCCACAGGGTGGTGGGGCCTGCGCCGAATGGTCCCTGGCCGTAGAAGCGCTTGTTGGCGTCCTCCATGAGGTCGATGGTTTCGGCGTCCTCCGGGGACAGGACGATGGCGGTGATGGGGGCGCCGATGCGGTTGAGCAGGCCGATGGCCTTGCGCACCGTCTTGGGGATGTTGAGCGGGTCTGCGACGTCGACCGCGCCCTGGTGCTGCACGCCGGTGGTTTTGAGCAGGCCCGTGGGCTCGCCGCTGGTGCCGGAGCCGTTGAGCAGCTTGTCCTGGATGACGGCCTTGATGTTGTATCCGAGCTGCGAGTTGAGGTAGCTGGCGAACGCGCCGGCGTCGGAGAGCATCTGGTTGGTGACGGTGTAACCGTCGGCGTAGGTGTACACCTTGCCGGTAGCAAGTTGCGCGCCCATGTCGGACAGTGGTTTGACGGTGATGTCGCCGGGTTTGATCTCGTCGGGCACGAGGGCGGCGTTGCGGGTCACGGAGGTGATCTGCAGGTAGTCGAACGACGGACCGTCGATGGTGCCGTATGAGATGAGGTCGAGGAAGTCGAGCGGCTTCGGGTAGGTCAGGTCGACGGTGGGCAGGCGCTGCGCGGGGATGGAGCCATTGGGCAGGGATCCGACGGACAGAGGGTTCGGGTCGGATTTCTGGCCTCCGACGTAGGTCTTGGCGAGGTTCAGGTTTGATCCTTCGCCGAGACCGCTGGGATTATGCCCCTTCCACTCCTTGTAGGTGGCGGACTTGACGAACACGTCTCCGATGCCGGACGGCACGGCCTTCGCCTCAGGCTCGTTGGGACGCTCGTCATGCAGATGGGTCAGGTCGACGGCGTTCTTGCGACCGGCTTCCTCGACAGCGGACTTCATGAGTGCGACGGATGCTGCCTTCGCCTCGTCGGCGGTTTTGATCTTCGCCTGCAGTTCGTCGGTCGAAGACTTCAGTTCGACGATGCGTTTCTGCTCGTCGTCGGTGAAGTCTCGGTCCTTGGCCGCCTCGTTGATGCTCTTGGCTTCGGTGAGCGCCTCGGATAGCTGTTCACGCAGTGATTTCATGTGATTCTCCAATCATTCCCTGGAGTGCTATCCAGGAGTCGAGTTGGCCATGCGATTTGCCGGCCGTT